AAAGAAAGTGGACAACAGATCAGGGTCTTGAAATTTTAAGCCAAGAAGGCGTTAATGCCACAGCTACAGACACTATTAATAAAGAATTGTTAATGGATTCTAATGTAGCAAACTTAGATACTAGTGAGATAGCTACGCCTATCGCTGATAAAATACTCAAGTTCGTTAGGGAATTGAGGGGAGATAAAGAAAGTCAAATGGCTGACGCTCTCATACACTTATTAACTCCTATATTAACCGTAGTAGCAAGAGGTGCTGGAAGGTCCATAAGGGTGGGAGTTCCGCTAATACCTGCCACGCAGGCTCGTGTGCTTAATCCTTATAACTCAAAAATTAAAAAGGTAGAAAGAGATATTGCAAATAAAGACAATCAAATAGGCAATGAAGAAACTACCATGTCCGAAAGGATTGAGCTGCAAAAAAGTAAAGAACAGTTAGAGCAGAAATTAAACGATTTAAAAGGAAGAAGAGTGGCCTATCATAGAGACGCTATAACAGATGCTTTAGTAGGGGGCGGTATGATAGCTTCTGGTATGGGGGCTGGAGCCGCTGGTATAGCTGTAGGAACTTTAGCCTGGATGACACCAGAACAGAAAAAACAATTTGAAAAGGCTAACCCTAAAAACAAAGCAAACACCATTGAGGGTTGGTCGTACAAAGAATTTTTTCCATTATCTATAGGTTTTGCTATAGGTGCTGACATTGCTATGTACACCGAAATGAGGGAGTATACTGACGACGAAGGGGTCCCTCTTTTAAATAAAGAACAATCTATTTTAAATTTAGTTATAAATTCTACCAAAGAGCTATTTAAAGAAGTGCCTGTAGCTGGTGGTATTAAATCTATAGAAAAGCTAGGTAGCGGAGATGATGACCAGATGTATTCAGTCTTAGCTGATTGGTTGTCTTCTTTTATATTTATACCTACATCTCAAATAAGAAAAGTTTTAAAGCTTTATTTTGAAGATGGAAACTTAGAAGAACTTAGAGGTGGTTCTTTTATGGATAGAACTATATACAATACGTTTGGGCATAATCCTACTGGAAATAAAAAGACAGATCATTTTGGTCACGATGAAGTATCTACTAAAACTCCATTAAATACTTTTTTAAGAATGGCTCCAGTTAGAGATGAAGGTTTGAATGAGTTTGATATTATATACAAAAAAGATGTATATGGAGAATTAGTAAAGCCTCCTAAAAATATGCCTACTATTAACAGTCTTGATATGTATAAGTTTAAAGATAATAAAGGAACAACTTTGCACTACAGGTTTTATCAAGAACTTAAAAAGAGTGATTTAGATCAAAAGGTTTTAAATAAAATTAGAGATAGTAAATGGAAGAAAAAATATGAAAAAGGCTCCGAGGGTCGAACTGGCACTATAGATGAAACTTCCGTTTCCAATCCAGCTCTGCAAGACTTAAACAAAATATTTAATGACGCATACAAAAAAACAGCTCGTAATATTTTAAAAAACAAAGGAAATACAGAAGGTACTATATGGTTGGATGAGTTTGTTAGTGAAGATGAAAACGAGGAAGGCACAGCAAAATACAACAAATATGGTCCAAACAAAACATTAAGGCAGGTATTAGACGAAGCTAAAGAACGATCTGTTTTAACAGGTAGACCTATATCTTTCGATGAAGTTCTTAAAAAAGAAGACTTGGACGAATTACTAGAAAGCAACCCTCAAATGCAACCAAGTGACTAAGTGCTTGAACTCCTAACTCAATAGTTAATAATATATTATCATGGCAAACACCTATGTAGACTACACTGGCGACGGGAACGAAACATCCTTTGCCTATACTTTCGCAGTTCTATCCGGACGACAACAAGACCATATCATAGTCGGAGTAGATGATTCCACAACAACAGGAGGAAAGTTTGAAGTAGTTGATCCTGCGGACTATACGATAGACGCATCAGCAGGTACAATCACTTTTGATACAGCTCCAGAATCAGGTGCTCGCATACGAATCAGAAGAGACAGTGACTCATCCACCCTGCTTGTTGACTTTAAGAACGGTACAGTACTACCAGAGAGAGATTTAGATTTAGCTTACTTACACAACTTATTCTTAAACGAAGAGATTGAAGAAGGTAGCGGTAAAAATACTTTAGTTAAAAACTCAGACGGTAATTACGATGCAGACGGTGTACGGATTGTTAATCTAGCTGATCCTGAAGACCCACAAGATGCTGTTACTAAAGGCTATGCGGACAATCGGTATGTAGATGTAGCAGGTGACACAATGACGGGTAGTCTGGCTATGTCCAACAATAACATCACTGGTGTTAACAGTGTACAAGGACTTGTTGCTCCGACCTCCGATAACCACGCTGCTAATAAGAAGTATGTAGACGATGAGGTTGCTACTGAAGCTGCTGCTCGTATAGCTGGCGATGCGTTAAAAGTGAATAAAGCTGGTGATAGTATGTCTGGTAATTTGACCATGACTAGCCCAGCTAAGGTCGTACAACCTTCTGCTCCTACTAACGCTAATGATCTTACCAATAAGACTTATGTAGATGGTGTTGTTGCAACTGAAGCAAGTAATCGTGCAGCTGGTGACCTCGCCCTGACTAACTCAAAGGTATCTAGGAGCGGTGATACGATGAGCGGTAACCTTAATATGGCTACCAAAAAAGTCACAGGTTTAGGATCACCAAGTGCGAGTACAGACGCAGCTACTAAAACTTATGTTGATAAATTGGTTTCAGAAGTTGATTTAAGTGTTGCTCCAAATTTTAGTAAGTTTACAGGTAACGGTACTAACACAGATTTCTCTTTAACTTTTAACACGAACGGAGTTGTATCAACTGCTATGTTAGTCTCGATTGATGGAGCTGTACAAGACCCAGACGACTACTTAATACTCGGAGGGTCAGATGAGATACAGTTTACGACACCACCTCCAAACAATTCAGAGATATTGGTTATAGAACGGGGATTCCGTCCGAAGACCGACTTACCCACTGAATATGATTGGGGGTTTGTAGCAGACACCGTAGTAACAGCTTCCTACACATACGGAAAAATATGAGCATTGCAGTACAAATAAGAAGAGGAACCAGTGCAGAGAACGCTGCGTTTACTGGTATCGCAGGAGAGTTAATCTATACAACAGATGACAAGAAGATTTATGTCCATGATGGGATTAATGCTGGCGGGAGTCTTGTTAGTGGAGCACCTGGAGACATAACTGCGGTTAATGCTGGTACTGGGTTAAGCGGTGGAGGCGTTGCTGGTGATGTAACTTTAAATATTGCAAGCAGTGGAGTTGATACTACACAGTTAGCTGATAGTGCTGTTACTACAGATAAGATTACTGATAGTGCTGTTACTACAGCTAAGATTGCTAACGCTGCTGTTACTGCCGATAAACTTGGTAGCAACTCTGTCACTACAGCTAAGATTGCTGACGCTGCTGTTACTGCCGATAAATTATCAACATCAATAGACTTAGGATCACTTTCATAACCAAATAATTATTATGCCAAATATATCCGTACAACTAAGAAGAGGGACAACAACCGAGCACAACTCTTTCACAGGAGCTGAAGGAGAAGTAACAGTAGATACTGATTTAGATACACTGCGTGTACACGATGGTTCTACAGCTGGTGGTGTAAGATTAGCAAAACATAGTGAGCTTGCAGGAGCTGCTGGCAATACAGATTTAGGTAATACGCCAAGTTCTACTTCTGTAGAAATCACTTCATCTACAGGTAATAATACTACAGTTGCAGGTGCTTCTACTAGTTTAGCTGGTGTGATGACTGGTGCTGATAAGGCAAAGCTAAACGGTATTGAGGCTGGTGCTACAGCAGATCAAACTGCGTCTGAAATACTAACAGCAGTTAAGACTGTTGACGGAACAGGTAGCGGATTGGATGCGGATTTGTTAGACGGACAACAAGCTAGTGCTTTTGCTGCTTCTTCTCATACACACACAGCTACTAACATTACAGACTTTGATACAGCAGTTGCAGCAAATACAGCAGTTGCAGCAAATACAGCGAAGGTATCTAACGCTACACACACCGGAGATGTTACGGGTGATGGTGCTCTGACGATTGCTAACGGTGCTGTTACACCTGCTAAAACAGCTTTTGATAATTTAGCACTTAGTAATGCATCAGGAGGTTCTTCGTTAACAGTTACTGGTAGCACACAAGCTTTTATTGAAGTAGGAGGAGCTGCTGGTAATTTAGCGTATATTGATATAAAAAACCCATCCTCGGATGATTATGATTTAAGGTTGGTAAGTGACGATAGAACACCAATGGCATCCGTACATCAATCCAGAGCTAGAGTTGAAGGTGTTAATTCTTTAGGTTTGTGTGCAGGTAGTGCCGGGAGTCCTTTATCCGAAATTGTTACTGTTAAACCAACAGAAATCTTTATTAAAAATAGCACAGCTGTTCCTACTACTAATCCAACAGGTGGAGGGTTTTTATATGTAGATTCGGGTGATTTAAAATATAGAGATCCTAACGGTGCTATTAAAACTTTTGGTGGTATCTCTAAGGCTTCCTCAGGATGGGTTACAACTTTAGGTAACTCTGTTGCAAATGGAGCCACTTTAACCTACACCCATAACTTAGGAACAGCTGATTATACTTGTGCTGTTTATGCTAGGGATATTGGTGGTGGTAATTCAATCAGAATTGATAGCCACGCATCAGCTTCAAATAATTTCGGAGCACAAGTTCAGGATATAGCTACTAACTCAGTGCAAATACAGCTAGGAAATGCTGGTTTATCTAGGTGGGCAAGCGGAGGTTCTGCAACTACGATTAACTGGAATACTCAAGAAATTAAAGTAGTTGTAACAGGATGATCGAATCTCTATCTGGTCTTTTAAATACCGCTCTAGCTATTGCCCTTGGAGTTATCGGTTGGATTATTAAACGCATGATCGAACGCTTAGACCTGGGTGATAAACGGATGACTAAGATAGAGGTAGAGTTAGCTGCTCAACGGGAAAGAGATATAGCTGTTGAAGCACGCATAGCTAAAGTAGAGGAAGCAATTAAAGAAGTTCACAACAAACTAGATCGTATGATGGAGGTATTAGTAAAGAGATGAAAAGAAAAAGTAAAAGACCAGGACTATACGAGAACATGAATAAGCGTAAGCGTTTAGGTATTAGCCGTAGCAAGAAGAAGTCTACAATTAGTCCTCAAGCCTACTCTAACATGCAAAAAGGATTCCCTAAGTAAGATGCCGTATAAAAGATATAAGTTAGCTATTAAGAAGAAAAAGAAGAATGGCTGAGAAAAAGAAAAAAGCTATGACAGGCTGTAAGCGTCGTGGTTTAGCTATTAACAAACCTAGACGAATACGCAAAGGCGAACCGGGGTACGGTAAGAAGAAGTTTGTTGTCTGTGCAAAGGAAGGCAGTAAGCATCGTATTATAAGATTCGGTGACGCTAAGATGACTATTAAGAAAAGTGATCCAGCCCGTCGTCGTTCCTTCAGAGCAAGACATAAGTGTGACCAAAAGAAGTCAAAGCTCTCAGCAGGTTACTGGTCTTGTAAGAAGTGGTAAGCATGCTAAGGCGACCTAAACCACCCCGTATACATCCGCTTACTTTTCAAAGCCGGACGCTTGCTGCTGTATCTAGTGCTAGTGTTACTGAAGCGTTAGAAGCTACACAAGCAGCACAAGTTCTTACAGATTCTATTACATCAGACCCTGACATCATCGGTGTTAATGGTGGAGACGCTGCTTTGACTGATCCACAGATTGATGGTTTAGGTGCTACAGCTAGTGATAATTTAGATGTTTACAATGGAGGAGGAGCATAACAAATGGCTACTTTTAGTAAAAGAATACAACTTAGAAACGATTCCGCTAGTAACTGGGCATCTGCCAACCCTGTACTTTTAGAGGGAGAGATAGGCATCGAGATAGACTCTGCTCGCAACAGAATTAAGATAGGTGACGGGACGACTGCTTGGAACGATCTGCCTTACTTCCTAGACGCTCGTGAAGAAGAAGTAGGTGATTACCAGGATTTCCTTGACGGCTTAACTACACCCTAATATAACATCGACTCGATATGAGTAGCTTACTTACACAATTAGGACAGAAGGTTAAAGCCAAGCTTAATAATAAGTTTGATAAGTCAGGAGGTTTGATAAGCGGTGATCTGTCTGTATCACAATCTATACAATTCGGATCGTATCTATCGTCTGCCCTACCAACCAACGGTACATCAGGTCGTGTTATCTATGTAACTGATGGTGACGGTAACGGTGGTCCTTGTCTGGCGATTGACGACGGAACAGATTGGAAGATCATTGAGCTTGGCGGGAATGTACCTACTGTTACTCATATCCTTGCAGAAGATGGAGATAGCTTAACAACAGAGGTTGGTGACATTCTAATAACTGAACCTGTTGCTTGACACCTATTAGCTATCCTTATAACTTTCTTAAACACAACTAACCCACAACAAAGGATAATATATTATGTCTAGTTTGCTTACCCAATTGGGTCAAAAAACCAAAGTAGAGCTTGATAAGAAGCTTGCCCTCGCAGGAGGAACAATGACCGGAGCTTTGACGCTCTCAGGTGCTCCTACCTCATCCCTTCACGCTGCTACCAAAGCTTATGTTGATTCAGTATCTTCTACCGCTTCCGGTCTTCAAACAGAACTTGACGCTACCCAAAGTGGTGCTGGTCTTGGTACTGACGGTTCTTATTCCGCTAACGGTTCGACCAACTATCTTGGTTCTGTAGCCAGCCTTAAAGCTGCTGACGAAGCTCTTGATAGCCAACTTAAAACTGTTGCGGACGCTGTTGCTTCTAACGATACCGACATTTCCAGCCTTCAGTCCAGTGTTTCGACTAACTCTTCTGACATCAGCACTCTTCAGTCTAATGTTAGCTCCAACGACAGTGACATCTTAGCTCTTCAAACTCAAGCTGGATCGCTCGCTTCTGACGGTAACTCCGCTTCCTTCTCCGGTAACATCTCTGCTGCTAATGCTACATTCAGCGGTAACTTGACTGTTAATGGTACAACCACTTCGGTAAACACCACTAACATCGATGTATCTGACAGCATCATGAACCTTTCTAAAGGTGCTGCTTCCGGAACGAATGCTTCGAATGACGGTGGTTTCATCGTTGAGCGTGGTTCTGCTGAAAGCAATGTTGCTCTGATCTGGGACGAAGGAGACGACAAGTTCAAAGTTCTCACCACTTCCGCAACTGCCGCTGCTACTGACATCTCTTCGACTGACGGTTCAGCTGCTGCTGCTAAGTTTGATGCAGACCTCTACCACAACGGAACTGAATTAGGAACCGTTGCTGAGTTCGAAGCTGCTTTAAGCTAAGAGTCTTATTACTCATATCATCAAGGGGCGGTTCTTCGGAGCCGCCTCTTTTTGTTTACAAAGATAACAACTATTAATACAGTAGGTATATGCTAAGTCATACCGAAGGAAGTAAACTGCACGACAAGATAGCAGGTGCGTATCGTAACTGTATTGATCTGATGGAGGCTGAGGGAGAGTACAACGCTGCCCTGCTTAACGGAGCTAGACAGTTCCTTAAGGATAACAATGTTATTATGGATTCAGGCATGGGTACTCCTCTACAAGCGTTAGCTAATGACTTGAACACTTTACCATTTGAAGAAGAAGAAACACCAAGAGATACCACCGAAGCTACGGGACTTTAGAAACTTCCTGTACCTGGTTTGGAAGCACCTTAATCTTCCTGATCCCACCGAGCTACAATACGACATCGCTGAGTACCTGCAACACGGTCCAAAGCGGTCTGTTATTATGGCGTTTCGTGGTGTTGGAAAGAGTTGGATAACAAGTGCTTTTGTAGTACATCAGCTGCTGCTGGACCCATCTAAGAACATACTTGTTGTATCAGCATCTAAGAATAGATCAGATGACTTCTCTACATTTACCTTGCGAATTATTCAGGAGATTCCCATTTTACAAGGATTAAAGCCATCAGAGAACCAACGATTCAGTAAGATAGCATTTGATGTTGGACCTGCTCCAGCCTCTCACGCACCCTCTGTTAAGTCCCTAGGTATATCGTCACAGCTAACAGGTTCTCGTGCTGATATAATTGTAGCAGACGATGTGGAGGTAGCTAACAACAGTGCTACTCAAGGAATGAGAGATAAGCTGGATGAACAAGTAAAAGAGTTCGACGCTATCATAAAACCATTAGACTCCTCCCGTATCATCTTTCTTGGTACTCCTCAGTGTGAGGACAGTATATACAACAAACTGCGAGAGAGGGGCTACAAGAGCCGTATATGGTCTTCAGAGTATCCAGATGATAGAGAAGCCATAAACAACTACGGAGGCGATCTAGCACCCCTTATAGCGGATAACATAACACCTGAGACAGTCGGTACCTCTACAGAACCTCTACGGTTCACTGACTTAGACCTGGAAGAAAGAAAGATGTCGTACGGTCGGACCGGGTACGCTTTACAGTTCATGCTTAATCCTAAGCTATCTGACGCTGATAGATACCCTCTTAAGATTAACGATCTGGTGGTGATGGATGTAGATGTGGATGTAGCTCCTGAAAAGATCGTGTGGTCCAGTGACCCTGATAACTGTGATAGAGAGTTACCTAATGTAGGACTGGCTGGTGATAGATACAGAAGACCTGCTAACACTGTTGGGGATATGATACCGTACACAGGCTCGGTGCTATCTATTGACCCGTCTGGTCGTGGTAAGGATGAAACAGGGTACGCTGTAGTAAAGATGTTAAACGGTCAGCTGTTTGTACCGGATGCTGGAGGGATAAGAGGCGGGTACGACACTAAGACCTTACAGCAACTCGTAGCTATCGCTAAGGATAACAAAGTTAACAAAGTGGTGATAGAGTCTAACTTTGGTGACGGTATGTTTATGGAGCTGATAAAGCCTCTGTTTAGAACAACTTATCCTGTAACTATAGAAGAAGTCAGACATAACAAACAGAAGGAGCTACGGATTGTTGATACTCTAGAACCTGTGTTAAACTCTCATAGACTTATCGTTGACCCTACTGTTATAAATAACGATTACAGGTCAGCTTTAAGCTATCCTATTGAACAACAAACCAGGTACATGCTGATGTATCAGTTATCTAGGATAACAAGAGATAGGGGTAGCTTAGTACATGATGACCGTCTTGATGCTTTATCAATAGCTGTTGGTTATTGGGTGCAGCAGATGGCTGCTGATGTTAACCAATCTATGATTGATAGACAACAAGAACTGCTTCAAGAAGAGTTAACAAAGTTTACTGATAGCTTTCATAAAAGAAATAACAAAACTGTAGCTAACCTCTGGATGTGAGTCGCTACTGCTCCTCACCTTTTACAATATCTATTTAGTATTCTTAGATTGTATATATAGTGCTGTTGTAGTTAGTTTAAATACAGTTATATATCTGTTATAGTTTACCTTGCAAATCTGAAGTTAGACTTTTAATTTACATGGTTTATTTATAAACACAATTATCCTTAAAAGCTTCTCTATAGTACATGTATTAGTCTTCACCTAAAAGTTAGTTCCGAAAGAACGGATGTATGAGGAACTACAATAGAGCTGTACTAATCTGATGTTAACTGAAGTGATCTACTAAATAACCCTTGTTAAAGGGAGGTGCTGTAGCAGTAATCAGTTATAGCTAATGCTGTAGCTGCTGCTTGCAATACTCTTAATATATACTAAGTATTGATTATAACTTTATGTAGCCGAAGGAGACCTGTAAAGCATAAAAGTTAAAACATCAGTGTTTAACAGAGCTACAGCAGGGTGTTAGAAAAAGCTACCAAAACATCTCGAAACAGAGTATACTTATAACACATGACAATAGATGATCAAACAGACACCTTCCAGTACGAACTGGCAAAGCTTATATACAGGTTCAAACGAGAGTACGATCTAAACGACTACACTATAGCTGGGTGCCTGGACTTTGCTAAACTCTCTGTACTAACTGAAACAGATGATGTTATATTTGAGGGAAACTTTGACGAGCTAGTAGAGGACGAAGAAGACGACTTTGAGCCTCAGTTCTAGAAGAGTATTTAGACGACCCAAAAGGTTTTGGTAGAAAAATCTGAAGCCCTTACGCTATATACGCGCGCAAGTTTTTACCCCGTGCGTACCCGTAAGTTTTTTATAGGGAAGGGGAGCTTTTGTTATAAACTTACAAAGATTTTTATATTAGACATAATTGATATTATGCGAACTGCTTTGATTATCAACGATTTACGCAACTGATTTTAGGAGTAGGTCAAAAGCTCTTAACTATTTTCGCAAATCAACAGAGATTGTCAGCGTTTTGCGTCATTGATCAACTGCTGTTGTTAGTCGCCTTAATGCAATAAACTTGCAATTGGTCTTATGTTTGTTTTTCGCTTTCCAAGTTCTTTTTTCATTTATTTTTGAAACGATTGAAAGATTGAGATTGAGTCTCAGTATCAATAAGCAGTTACTTTATGCCTGATTAAATTGTGAATAACTTTTTTCTAGAATGATTTGACAAGTTACAATAAATCGTATTTGAGTGCACTTGAACTATCTAACAAATGGCACTTGTGCCGAAACCTAAAAAACAAAATGAAAGTATTAAAACAATTAGCTTTTCAGTATTTAACTGAAGAAACACCAGTAAAACGCTTTGGTATATTGTTACAAGTGGAAACGCTTCTCAATCAATACAACTTCAAATCACGAGCAAGATTTTTAAGAGATTTTAAGCTGTCTTATTTTGCTAGTGTAAATAGCTCCCAAAAAATAGAAAAGGGAAAGAAAGAAAATTACGATACTTTAATCTTATATCTATCTGCAGGAAAGAATGCAGGAAAAGACCTTTGCACATTTGCGTCCACTGGTTGCCGTCTGGCTTGTTTAGTGGAAAGTGGACACGCTTTACTAGAGAAAAGAGCGGGAAAAGCTAAAATTGCAATTGCCAGAATGATCAAATCTTGGGTGGCAATCTACAGGAAAGACATTTGTGATGCGTTGTTATGTCATGAGATTAAGCTTGCGAAAAAGAATGCAGAAAAGAATGGCAGAAAGTTTAGTGTTCGTCTCAACGGCACAAGTGATATTGAATTTTATGATGTT